AAATGTTGCTCCTCTTGCTACTGGCTTTACTGAGGATGAAATGAACTCTGTTAAACGGTGGCGTCGCGTCAGGATTGCCTAACATGTTTATAGGAATGCGTCGCAGGCCGCAAGTCAAGGTTGGAACGAGGGTCACTGGGCATAGGCGAACTCTGCGTCACCATGCAGCGGCTATAAAGCGTGCTCAAAGTTTTGCACCAGCGTACCGCTGGGCACGGCGTGAAATGATTCGATGGAACGCAAGTAACTTTGCCACTTTGGGCGAAGCATCTGGGAAACCTTGGAATGCCTTAGACACGGAATATCAGGCTTGGAAGATCGCTCACCATGGCGCAGTTCCAACGATGATTAGAACAGGAGACCTATACCGGGATCTCATCACACTGCGTGGGGGTCCGAATCATATCGGTCACAAGAGCGCACGATTTGGCACTAATATAGAATATGCACACTTTCATCAGACTGGAACTCGTCATATGCCGCAACGTGAAATCGTGTTTGTTCCTAAACGGTTTGCAGAGAGTTTAGGTGAGAAGATGGCGGAGCATGTTGTGGAAGGAAATGTAGTTGCCGCAGGATATAAGAAGGCAAAGCATTTACTCTTTAATCCCACCAATTTGTAGGTGAACGATGGTCGCTCAGATGGAAGGCCCAGCACAGGCCAAAAAATATGTGACTGACTACCTTGCTGTGGATCTACCCACGCGAATATTGAACTATCGCAACACTTTAGGTGTTGACGATTCCGTGTTGCCGAATCCGGTTAAATATTTGTCTCACGAACCGTTGGCTTTGGACAACTGGCCAACGATTATTACTCTAGTTGAGGCGACTAGAAATATTCAGCGTGTTGATTATAACGCTACTGGGGATCCAGTTTATGACGTTACTTATGGTATGCGTACTTACGCATGGGTTCGTGCTGTCGGTCCTGACATTGTTACGACAGCGAGGGACCATATGACAATGGTGGTTCGAGAGGCGTTGCTGGATGGACCAGCGTTACGTCTGGCGGATGCTGCGACAGTGACACCCGTTGGGGTCAACAGTGAGATAAAAATTAATGAGGGCAGCATTACTGAGGAATTTTCAGAGTTGACATTGTTGAAGGGCGAGAGATTTCTAGCCGCCTCGTTCCTGTCCTATGAGTTGAACTTGTTTGAAACTGTTACCCGAGCGAATACGGGAACGTTGATTACACCTGTTGCCAATGTGACTTTGATTGAGAAGGTTCCCAATGCCCCAACACTTTTAATGGGTTCAGGCGGGAACGCCACAGTGGCATTGACATGGCGAGCGTCGTCTTGGGATGGTGGAGGAATCGATCCTATTACTGCGTACACCATTCAGTATTCAGTAGATAGCGGAACAACGTGGGCGACCGTTGTTGCTACTACGGGTTCTACGAATCCTGCCTACACCGTACCAAGTTTGTCAAATGGGAGTTCTTACCAATTCAGGGTTGCGGCGATAAATGCAGAAGGGACTGGCGCTTATTCATCTTCTTCGCAAAAGGTTATACCTTCGGCCTAGAGAACTAGATGATCTGCTATATTCGTAGGGCAGCGTCATACATGCAATGAAACAACTCATAAAGCATGTAAGATTTCCAGAGTAGTTCGTTCCAGAAGAGTCTATTGGAGGCGTGAGGAATGCCGGGAGTCGTAGTAAACACCTCAGTTCGCACCGGTCCGGTCCCCCCGGGCGAGCAGGTTTCAGGTCAGTGTTTCATGGTTGGAACCACCGTCAGGGGTAAGGCATCGGAACCGACCCTTGTTCGTAATCTCACCGAATACAAAAAGTATTACGGTGGGTATGTGTCTGGGAATCTGTATTCCTACGCACAAACTTTCTTTGAAGAAGGTGGCTCTCGTCTGCATGTTCAGCGCGTTGTGGCCGATGCTGCCGTTGCGGGTTCGCGGGCTGTCAACGATTCTGGCGGTTCGGTTGTAGCCACGTTCACGGCTGCTGACGTTGGGGCTTGGGCGGCGAATCTGGACATTCAGATTGTCGCCGGTAACGTTTCAGGTGTTCGGGTCAAGGTGTTTCTTGACGACGAGGTAGTTCTACTTACTGGTGATCTGGCCACTCTTGACGAGTTGGTTTCAGCGGTCAATCTTGGCGTACCACACATCGTGACGGTTGCCAAAGAGTCTGGTGCCAGCAACATGCCTGTGGCTGGGGCGCAGACTGCGATGGCTAGTGGTGCAGACGGAACACTGGATAGCGGTGGGTCTGCAACCGACAACTATGTCGAAGGTCTTGCCAAGATGGGCAAGGATTTAGGTCCGGGCGCTGTGGCAATGCCGGGTACCGGAACGGCGTCGGCCTATTGGCATGCACTGATTGATCACGCTAAAGCGAATGACCGGATTGCTTTCTGTTCTTTCGCTTCCACCGCTACGGATTCTGGTGCCAAGACAGCGATTTCCGGTGCTAGCCCAGCGATTTATACGGATGGGGACGCCATGTATGCGGCCTTCTATTATCCGTGGGTGAAGATTCCCGATCCCGCTTCTGCTGGGCTGACGATTGCAACTGATCCGACAGCGTATGCCATGGCCAAGCGAGCCAAGGCATGTAATGCTGCTAAGGGTCCATGGCGGGTCGGTGCTGGCACGATTTCGGAAGCCCGATTCGTTTCCGGCCTGTCGGCTCCCTCCACAGTGACAATGGACAAGGCGACTGGCGACGAGTTAGATAATGCTCGGATCAATGCCTTGCGTCTTATTAATGGCAAAGTTCGAGTGTATGGCGCACGTTCCGCTTCTTCGGATGAGACCAACTGGCGCTTCATTACCCATCGGGACACGATGAATCATATTACTTATCGGGCGGAGACGGCTCTTGAGCAGCATGTCTTCCAAACGATTGACGGCCGTGGTGGTTTGTTCGCAAGGATCTCGGCCTCGCTGACTGCGATTCTTGAACCGATTCGCAAGGCTGGCGGCGTGTATGAGGCTTTCGATGCTACTGGCAAACAGATTGATGCAGGTTATTCGGTCAAAGTGAATAGCACTAATAATCCAACATCGGATCTTGCTGCTGGAAAAGTTACTGCTGATGTTGCAGTTCGTGTATCTGCTGTTGGTGATAAAATCACAGTCAACATTACCAAGTCCAATATGACCGCAGGTGTCTTGTAATAGTTTAAGGAGTTAGCAACAAATGGCTAAAGTTTCACAGAGGCAAATCGTAGCCGATATTTCACCAGTTCAGGGTGGCAATGCCCCCCCGCCGGGAGAAAACCCGGACGGTAGTTCTTACTTTGCTCAGGTGACTGGTGGAGAGATTTCGGCCGCTGTAGAGAAGGTCTATGACGGTGGGAGCAAGTTTCCCGAGGTGTTGTGTGCCGTGGCCGAGGTGGGCGATGTGACTGTTACTCGCCATTATGCGACAGATCGTGACAAGTCGTTTTTGAATGATCTTCGTCCGCTAGTTGGTTCGGCGTACTATGACATTACATTCTATGAGTTGGATTGCGATCTTAAGGCTCCCGATACAATGCGTCAGTACACTGGGGCTTTGTGTGTGGGTTTGACGGAACCTGATGGTGACTCGGCTTCTGGCGCTCCTGCGTCGTATAGTTTGACATTTTCTATGGGACCGATTACAAGTCTCCCGGCTTAGTCTTTTAACCTAAAACTTGATTCACCCCATGGAGGGGTGTACTATTAAATTATGGCTGATAAAACGATTTCCTATGATATGGACGATACGTCGTCTGTTCCCGATGTTGAAGAGTTGATAGATCCTGCTCTTGATCCTGATTTAGAAAGCAGGAAAGGGAAGTTGAGTGTTCTGGATCAACTGCGTTTGGAGGTTTCGAAGAAGGTCGAAAGACCTATGATCGAAATTCCTATTCCAGAGCGTGAGGGAGTTGTTGTCAAATATTCTCCCAATATTTCACAGAACCAGTTGAAGGCTTGGCGACGCAACTCTGGTGAGAACAGCAAGGATGGTTTTGATACTGTCAAGTTTGCTTGCTATGTCGTGGGTTCGTGTTGCCGCGGATTTCTAATCAATGAAGAAGAAGTAATGTCCGATAATGGACAGCCGTATACGTTTGCTTCCAAAGAGATTATGGAAATGACCGGGGATACCCGGCCGATTCCTGATGGGATCCGAAACTTTTTCGGTATTGATCCTCATCTAGAGGCTACTGCTTTGAAGATTTTGGATTATGCCGGTTATGGCGATGAGGTGGAAGACGCCGTAAACCCTACGAATCTCTGATAGGGGATTTATCAGAGTCTTTTATTATAGAGAGCGCTGCCCGGTTGGGGGAGGTTTGGGGAACCGATCCTATACGAATTCTTGATTGTACTGAAGAGGATTGGGCGATCCGTTTAGCGTGTGCTAAAGTTATTGCTGATGATCGCGCGCGTCAAGAAAAAGAACGTGAAGCGATGAGAAGGTAGTTATATAAGATTTAACTAGGGGTTTGCATGGCAAATGAACGGGTAGATGTTGCCTTAACAGGTGATGCTTCCAATCTCATCAAGGCTTACTCCGATGCGATGTTGATGCATAATGTTTGGTTGCGCGATGCGAAGCGCAAGCAAAAAGCGTTTACCGGCTATATGAGTGGTTTGGATCGTGCTGTTGCCTTCCAACTAGGCCAAGCAGCGAAAGCAGCCGGGCTGTTTGGTCAGCGTCTACTCAAGATGAATCTGAAGGGGTTCGGAATTGAGATGGCGGGCATAACAGCCGGGTTGTTGTTGATGAAGGCTTCTTTGGCTACTGGCCGTTGGGTTGCCCGAGCATGGGGTAGCACCATCAATTTCTTGAGAGCCTCTGTCGCGGGTTTGACCGCGGCAGTGATCGGTATGGTCGGTGCTTTGGCTGCGGCTAATCGTGAGTTCTCTCAGTTGCAGATGCGTCCGTTTGCCGGAGGAGGAACCTCAGCAGCAGCGGCTTCGATGCGTGGTCCGTTGTCTCATGGGGGCATGCAGATGATGGGGATAGCGGCGACCCAGCAGATGGTCGGAACTTTGAATAGGGCGCATCCCGGTTTCGCTAGCAACAACGGGCGGTTGATTAATCAGATGTCGCAGGCTGTTGGCTACGACCCTAAGGCGGCTGTTGCTTACGCTCAGGCTTTGGCATCTTCTAAAACTTCGGGGAGCGCCCAGCCGGTATCGGATTTCTTGAAGTCACAAGGTTTCATATATAGCGGCGTGGCTCAGAAGGCCGCTGGGATGAAAGTGGAGAATCTGAGGGGGGCTATCACTAGCGGACAGTTGACTCCGACGGAGATGGGAGGTCAAGAAGGAAGGCTGACGAATTCTTTGATGGGTCAGATCAAAGGGATGTTGCCTCGCATGGTTGATGTGTTCTCAACGATTGGTGGACCTCTACTTCCGGGGCTAAAGAATGCTTTGCATGATATTGAAACGATCTTTATTACTGCTTTGCAGAGGATGACGGGGACGATACATCAGTTTGGTTTGAACACGTTTATTCCGGGGATGGTGGCTCAGGTTCAAAGATTTGCTGATTGGATCACGAAGATCGTTGTTCAGGATCTCCCACGTTTGATGGGAGTTTTGAGGTCGATTCGTGATTGGTGGATGGAGTTCTGGACCAAGGCTGGTCGGTGGTTCAGTGATCTTGAAGACAGGATGCTGAAGTTTGAGGAGGCGGCTCGTACAACTTGGCAGATGGTCAGGAATCTTTTTGGAAAGTTCTGGGAATTCTACAAGGAGAGGATGCACCAGTGGAATGATTTGATCAATGCGAACGCTGGAGCGTATGAGGGTTTCGGTGATGCTCTAGGCAGTTTCTTGGTCGGGTTTCTCAAAATGGTTACAAGGTTTAAGGACGCTTTTTTTGAGGCGTTGCCTCAAATAAACAAGTTTCTCAGGTTTTTGAGGGATGAAGTGTTTCCCGCGCTTGGTGATTTTGCGGAGGCGTTTGCTAATGCATTCAGCAGCGCTTTGCCTGTGATCCAGTCCATGGTTACTGCTTTGATGCCGTTGTTGGTGTTGCTTACTGGAATTGCTGGTGTATTGAATTCGATTCCGGGTGGCGGCGGTAGTGCGGCCTTGTTGGGTTTGGGATTTTTGGGGATGTCGATGCGTGGTCATCGGGGTGCCGGAATGTTCATGTCTGGGCTGTTTAATCCGATGTCGAAGGCGAACATGACAAAGCAGCAGATCCAGTCACCGATGTACAACATGGGTGTAGGCGCGAACAGGGGCAGGGGTCCGATGTTCCAGCCGAAGCCCAACAGCATGCGGCCGGGAATGATGTGGGGAAAGAGTCTTATCAGTGGTGGTGGCATGATGATGGGTTCCTTCGCGGGGGCTGCCGCCATTAGCGCATTTGGTGGCGGTAATCCGATAGCGCAAGCGGCTTCTACTGCGCTATCGTCGGCCGCTCCGTTGTTCTTTGTACCCGGCGGTTACGGTGCGCCAGCGGCAGGTCTCGTGGGTGGCCAGTTGCTAATCAATCAAGCCGGTAAGATGAAGGGCGGTGAGCAGGCAGGTCAGACTGGTGGAATGGGTGCGACAATACAGGCCGCAAGCCTAATGGGTGCCGCTGCGGTGGCTGCCCCGAAGGCTGCCGCTGCCCTTATGGCAACGGGTTGGGGGGTTCCGGCGGCGGCGGCTATTTTGGCGGGATCCTATGGTCTTCAGTATATGATTTCTAAGAAAAAGGGCGAACAGAACTTGGAAGCCTATATGCGGGGTGGGCGAACGGAGGGAACGGCCCAAGCCAACGAGTTCAAGAGACTCATAGGGACGCAGGGTAGTCGGCAGGGCATCAGAGAGCAAATGAGGGCTTTTGATGTAATGATGGCCGATGATTCTCGTCTTGCCGAATTGGCTGAACAACGAGATATAAGCCTTCCGGAACTTAGAAAGCAATTGATAGCAGAGCGTGCTGGTGTCAAGTCAACAGGACTCATGGCTATTGATGCTTATACGTCGGCAATGTCGAACATTTCTAACATAACAGGACAGACCGCTGATGAAGTTGAGAACTTGGCGGATCGTTGGGGCTTGGCTCTTCACAACGCTGGTGATGAAGTTGAGTATTTCTTTAGGTTGACTGAAAAGTACAGGACTTACCGCACTCAGGGTGGTCACCTTACGGGGATAACTCAGGCTGATTTCAGATCCAATTTCACTGGGATGTTTGGGGAAAGGGTTGCGAACAGCCGGTACTCTGAGAATGGCCGCCGCCCGGGTACGAATACGCAGCAGGCGAGGCAGCAGAGCGCAGCAGCGCTCCAGAACCTCGGTGCGTACTTGGAGAATGGTGGACTGTTGACGGATATCAACATACCGGAGGTTCAAGACGTTCTACAAACTACCTACGATGCTTTTGTGGCGGCAGGTATCACTGGTTCGAGGCAGGGTAGTCAGTGGACAGCGCTGGCAACGCCGGGGCGGCTGCATGGCGCATTGACTGATATGGGTTACGACTTTGATCCGTCCGTACTGATACCTTTTTTAGCGGAATTGACTAGTATTGGTGAAACTGGTACTGATGTGGAGGCTTTCAAGGCGACGGCATTGGGTTCTCAGATGAATACCCTTATGCAAGGGATTGGTCAGACTCCGTGGGGTAAAGAAAAGTGGGGCACGCAAACAAAGCGTGAGGCTGCGATGCTGAGTGCGATGCAATCGGGGGATCCTGAGGGTGCGTTGACTTTGTTGAATCTTGATATTCATAGCGAGGCAACTAAGGATGCGGCGTCTGCGTCGGCCGAGTTGGCCAGACAGGCCCGGGCGGCTGCTCAAGCGTTGGGTTTGATCGCTGGTGACTATGTGGCAGAACATGGTACCAAGATGGGGCGGCGGCATCGAAGCGCTAACCCGAATATTGATCGAGGCAGTATCAATGACCGGGCACCGGGAGCGCAGATGGATGCCGCCCGGGTGGCGGAGTTGCGTACGAAAGAGTATTACGCCAACATAAGCGGGATGGAAGCCCTTCTCGGGATGCCAGAGGGTGGTTTCCAGATACCGTTCGTTGACTACTGGAATCCTTTCGGATAGGGGGTAATAACAGATGGCTATAGTTAGATTCAGTGTCACACAAGGTTTGTCTGATGATGTTGTAACTCGGATGAATCAAGTGGCTCGCGTCCAGTTGGTTCAACAGCCTTTGGGCGCAGTAGATTCGCGGCCGTCGTTCACCGATAGAGATGGGGTGTTGTCCTTGCCGCCGATCAACATCGACACGGCTACGAACACCGTGTTGAAAACTTTTGAGTTTCCTTTCGGACCGAAACAGGTTACTTATAAGGGGTCTGCTCTTGAATATCAGGAGGTTCAGCGTCCGGGGTTACAACCATTGTTGAAGTCGATGAACCCAAAGAACAGGTCAGTGGCGTTGAGTGCCGTAATTACTAATCGTGAGACTGGCGGTTTGACTACTGTCGAATCTGATTTGAAAATGCTAAAGGATATGGCGCGGGAAGATAAGGACATAGAATTTATTCATGGTGGGGTGCGGTTGGGATATTTTGTTCGAATAGTTGAACTAACTGTTACGTCAAGGGAAAGGACACTTCAAGGAGATATTTCTCGGGCAGTGGTCGATATATCGTTGCAGGAGAGCAAACAGTTGAATGTCAACGTGATTAGCATGCGGGCCATTACGGCGGAACCTTCGACAGAGAATGAGAATCCAGATCCTGAGCCTGCGCGGTCGGCGTTGGATGTTTTGCTGATCAATCGAAGGGCATCGCTGGATTCGTCTTTTACATATACAAGAGATGGAGAAGAATTTGTTGTTGCGAATTCTCCCACTTTCGGAACTCCGAGTATGATGATGACTTTAATAAATGATTTGGATGATTAATTTCCCATGGAACCGATCAGCAATTTTGCCATAGGTGAGGTTCACAACAACGTCGAATCGGAGATAACCGAAGCCATTCTTGAACTGGGCGTGGACTTATCTCTGGATATGACTACTGAAATGAGTTTCACTGTTTTTGATCCCGATTTTCGAATGTTGAGAAACAACTATTTTCAAGTACGTCGCCCTGTTTCGTATCAGGGCTACGACTATGAGATTGCTCAGGTAAGCATGGAGCGTCAGGGAGGGGGGTTAGATACCGTCAGGATTACGGCACGGTCATTGGCGATTCAGCGCATGCGACGGGAAACTGGTGCTGCGTCTTGGGACACTATTTCCCCGTCGTTGTTTGC